TGTTGGTAATGGAACTAAAAATGTAACCATTACTAACTGTAATATTAAAACAGTTCATAGTAGTGGCATTTACCTTTCAACTGGCGAAAGCTGTGCAATCTCAAACTGTAGAATTGATGATACAGGAGATCATGCTATCAAGTTAAACCTTGCAACTGGTACTAAGATTTCTAACATTATTGCAGAAAACATTGGTGGTTCATTGGTTCGTGAAACTGGCTCTCCAAATGATGATTTGTGGTATGAAGTCAATGAGACAGTATTTAAGAGATATGGCTCTGTTCCCCATCAGGGAACATTTACGCCTGTTCTAGTAGGTAGTTCTGTAGCTGGAGATCACACATACAGTGTTCAGTCTGGCTTTTATGAAAGGCATGATCGAGTAGTAACCTTTAGAGGTCGTTTGGTTCTTACCAACAAAGGAACAATATCAGGCAATCTCACAATAACTGGCTTGCCATTTACCTCTGATGCAACAGCAAATAGCTATGGTGACTTTGAAGCAAATATTGCTAGAAACCTTAACATTACTGCGGGTCAATCTGTAACAGGGTTTATTGATATAAACAGCACAACAATTACGGTTGAGGTCTGGGATGCAACAACTGGGTCAACAGCTATGACAGACGCAGAGCTAACTAACACATCGCAGCTATTCTTTAGTGGCGTGTATCAGGTATAGGAGATTATAGATGACGATCAAGCAACAAGGCGGCATCTTTGGTCGCAACCCAACGTTCAATGACTTGGAAGTTGATGGCTCCCTATCTGTTGATGGAGATCTGCTTTTTACAGATACATCAAATGACAGAATTGGTATCAACACAAATTCACCAGCAGTTACACTAGATGTAAACGGAGGCTCAACAACCCAACTGCGTTTGACTGCGGCTGATTCTACCAGTGCATCTATTATTAATTTTGGTGATCAAGCAAATGTTGCTGTTGGCAGAATAATTTATAGCCATGTTACAGACTCATTTAGCTTTAAGACTAACAATGTAAACAACAGGTTGACTATTGATAGCAGTGGAAATGTAACTGTTGGCAACGGCAATCTAGTAATGGGAACGTCAGGTTCTGGCATCGACTTCTCTGCCACCTCTGGCACTGGCACAAGTGAACTGTTCTCGGATTATGAAGAGGGGAGCTTTACTCCAACGTATGTAACATCAGGTACAGATTTCGACAGTGTAACTTATGATACACAAGAGGGTTATTACACTAAGGTTGGTAATATGGTTAATGCTCGTGTGTATTTACGGACTGATAGCATTACGGTTGGCTCTGCTAGTGGCACTGTTCGGATAGGCGGTTTACCATTTGCTGCTGCGAACTCTCGCAATTCTGCTATTGTTTGGGCGACAGCCTTTACCGGCGATCATCCTCATATTGCTCAAGCCTCTGGGTCTGAATTAGTTTTATATTATCAAACAACTTCAAATGGATCATCCAATAATGCTTTAGCTATTGCTGACCTAAATACTGGAGCAAATGATAACACTGTAATTATTTCTATTTGCTATCAATCTTCGTAAGGAAATCAAATGGCATTAACTAAAGTAAAATCTCGTATGATTGCAGACATGATGGTCAATGCTCTTGATTATTTGTCTGATGCTCAGATTGCTGATGTAGTAGCCAAAACGGGTTCTGTTGATGTTTCTACTGGAATACAAGCAGCTATTGATGCGGCTGAAGCTAGGAAGGTTCCAATATATTTTCCCGCTGGCACTTACTATATGACATCAGGAATAACGGTTCAGCAAAAAGAAGTTCACATAATCGGTGAAGGTTCCGAAAGCACTATATTAGATTTTAATGTATCGTCAGGCGTTGCATTAGATTGTGGTTATGATGGTGGTGGAACATTCTGGGGTTGGACGATTAGAGATATTCAACTAAAAGGAAACGCCTCTGGCGCAGAAACAAACTTGCTAAAAGTAAACTATCCTCTCAATGGCAAGATGGAGAGAGTTAAGGTTGACTTTGCAAACAATGTCGGTGTGCGTCTAGGTCGCCCACAAAACTTTGTAATCCACGCAAGTGAAATTAGAAACTCTGATGCTAGGGGTTTGATTGTTGAAAATGACTTTATATCTGGGCAAGGGCCACAGCTATTTGTTTTAGATAATTCAACAATTAAAGATAATGGCACAACTGATGGTGGGTATCAAATAGCATTTTTAAACGGTGCAGAGCATGTAATTTCAAATTGCATTATTGAAGGCAGCACATCGGCAGCAAATGTATTTTTAGGTACGGATCTTTGCAAAATTACAAATTGTTCATTTGAAGGGGGGACTGGTCTTGGGTCACACATTCAAATAGGGTCTACAGTTGGCCCTATAACAGCATCAAACTGCTTCATTGGTCACAATAACTTTAATGCTTCGGATGCTGGCACTCAAAGCATTGATGCACAAAGTTATGTAGGCATTGTTATTTCAAACAATCAGTTTCAATCAGGTGGTCGAATAACACTTGGAGCAGATGAAGGCAATAAATACTCCATTATTGATGGGAACTATGGCTTGGACGTGTTTAATGATTTAACGGATAGTGGCACAACGGATGGCAAAATAATTTATAGAAATAGTTTGGCTGGTGGCAGCACTGATACGGTTCAAACAATTACGGATGGCGACACAACTCCTGATGTTCGAGGTATAAACACTCTTCATACTGCAAACACTGGCGCAACAACCATTACTAGATTTACAGGCACGGCATCGGGTGATGTTTTCTCTGTCAAAGTTGGTGATGCAAATACGACAATAGAAAATGGCACATATATTGTTACTGGCACTGGATCAAATCTTACGCCTTCATCTGGCGATTTAATTACATTTGTTTCTGTTGCTGGAACGGCTACGGGCAGTGTGCCAGTAGCATATGTTATAAGCAGCTAATGCGCCTAGTGCGTGGACAGTCCAGCCATAGGAGGTAAACATGGCATTAACTAAAACAACAGTAAACGACAAGATCGAAGTCATCAATCAAGGTGATTGGTCATCTGTGCAAGTACGCACTGCGACAATCATCTCGGAGGATGGCACAGAAATCAGCCGTACATTCCACCGTCATGTGGTAATGCCTGATGCTGATCTATCGGCAGAAGATGCTGATGTTGCTGCTATCTGTACTCCAGTATTCAGTGATGCGGTTAAGGCTGCTTATGCTGCGCATCTGGCAGAGGGAGAGTAATCATGGTTGCTGTAACAGAAACAATTAGCTCTAATGCAAGCACAGCCTCTCTGCAGGTAGTTGGTCACTTCAACCTTTCTATCTCTGGTACATGGGATGCTACAGTTACAGTACAACGTAGCTGGAATAACTCTGACTGGTTTGATGCTGATACTTTCACATCTAACTACGAGGGTGTAGGGTTTGATGCAGAGGAAGTTTATTACAGAGCAACTGTCTCAAGTTATGTATCAGGTAATGTTGTCATCCGTATATCTGACAATCGGGACTTCACATCTAAGACTGTCTTCGTAGCTTAGAGGGTATCATGGAAGATAGTTGGCACCTTAGTAAGTCAGTACCTGTAACTCTGGTGCTGGCTATAATAGCTCAAACCGTAGCTCTTGTGTGGTATATCTCAAGTTTAGATAGTGCCGTAGATACTAATTCAAGAGATATTATTCGTAATGAAACTCGTTTAGAATCTCTAGAAACTATCGTTCAAAGTCAAGCTGTAACTCTTGGTCGTATGGATGAGAACATTAAAGCCATTAGAGAATCAGTTGAAAAGATGGCTAGTAATTAATCTTGACATATGTTTAGAACTGTGATATAATGGCTACATTAGAACAAATCAGGGATGCAGCTGAACAAGACTTAGTAACTTTTATTAGGTTGGTGTCACCTGAGCAAGTCCTAGGGCAGTGTCATGAAGATGTCTGTAATTGGTGGACAAGAGAAGACCATAAGTCTCACCAACTATTACTCTTCCCTCGTGACCATGGTAAGTCAAGGCTAATAGCTTACAGGGTTGCATGGGAATTAACCAAAGATCCTACCCTGAGGATACTTTATATCTCAGCTACAGCTAACCTTGCAGAGAAACAATTAGGGTTTATTAAGGGCATCCTTACGTCAGATACTCACAGGAGATACTGGCCTGATCATGTCAACCCTGATGAAGGTAAACGTACTAGATGGACTAACTCAGAGATTATGTTAGACCATCCATTAAGGAAGAAAGAAAATGTTAGAGACCCTTCGATCTTCACTGGTGGGCTTACTACGTCACTCACAGGAATGCATTGTGACATTGCTGTCTTGGATGATGTCGTGGTGTACGAGAATGCTTACACGGGTGAAGGACGCAATAAAGTCAAAAGTCAATACTCTCTTCTCTCGTCTATTGAAGGTGCTGAAGCTAAAGAGTGGGTCGTAGGTACTAGGTATCATCCTGCTGACTTGTACAACGATCTTCTTCAAATGATGGAAGACCAGTACGATGACAACGGTGAGAAGATAGGTGAGGAAAACATATATGAGATCTTCGAGAAACCAGTAGAGGATCAGGGCGATGGCACAGGGGAGTTCTTGTGGCCTCGTCAACAACGTAAAGACGGTAAGTGGTTTGGGTTCGATATAAAGATCCTAGCTAAGAAACGAGGACAGTACCTAGACAAGGGACAGTTCAGGGCGCAGTACTACAATGACCCTTCAGATCCTGACAACATCCCTGTAGGTAGAGACAAGTTTCAATACTATGAACGCAAGCATTTAAGACAAGACAACGGGCATTGGTTTTACAAAGACAACAAGCTTAACGTATTCGCAGCTGTTGACTTTGCATTTAGTTTATCTAAGAAAGCTGACTACACAGCCATTGTTGTCATAGGAATAGATGCTGACAATAATGTTTATGTTGTAGATATTGACAGATTTAAAACTGATAGGATAGCTGAATACTTTGAGCACATTATGCAACTATCAGGTAAGTGGTCCTTTAGAAAACTAAGAGCAGAAGTTACCGTTGCTCAGATGGCTATCGTTAAGCAACTAAAAGAACTCATTAAGCAACACGGCCTAGCCATTAGTATTGATGAGTACAGACCTAACAAGAACCAAGGTAACAAACAAGAACGCATTGCTTCTATCCTTGAGCCACGTTATGATAACCTGAGTATGTGGCACTACAGAGGCGGTAACATACAGACACTAGAAGAAGAATTGTCAACACGTAACCCACCGCATGATGATATTATCGATGCACTGGCTTCTGTGGTAGACATGGCTGTAAAACCTTCTCGTGCTATACGTAGAAAAACTGACAATGTTGTTCAGTTCAATTCAAGATTTGGTGGAGTTTCCTTCTAATGGCTGGAACAACTGTAGACATTGAGAATATTATTAGTCCTGACAACCTAGGCACAGAGATTGCTGAACGGTGGCGCACATGGAATATGGCCCGTCAGACTAAGATTGAAGAGTGGAAAGAACTGCGTAACTATGTCTATGCTACGGATACTCGTACTACAAGTAACTCTAAGTTACCTTGGACTAACAGTACGACTACTCCTAAGCTGACACAGATTTCTGACAATCTTCATGCTAATTATTTCTCAGCTTTATTCCCGAATAATAAATGGATGCGTTGGGAAGCTAGTGATGACTCAAGTAATCTAAAAAGTAAACGGGATATTATTCAGGCGTACATGGAGAACAAGGTACGTCAATCTGATTTTGTCAATACTACAAGTAGACTTATTAATGACTATATTCAATATGGAAACTGCTTCGCAACTGTTGACTTCGTAAGAGATTACACTACCTATGAAGACACAGAAGAAAAGGTTGTCAACTACGTTGGCCCTAAGCTAGTCCGTATATCTCCATTCGATATTTGCTTCAATCCTACAGCCCCTGACTTTGCGTCATCACCTAAGATTATCCGTTCAGTTATGACCTTAGGTGAAATCAAACGTAAGATGGAAGAGAGCCTAGAGAACGACTATCTTAAGGCTGTCTTCGAAAAGATGATGTATAGCCGTAGTGCTGTCTATGGTAATGACGTAGATATTAATAAGTCTCAGGCATACATAGCTGATGGGTTCTCAACACTTAATGAATACTATGAGTCTAACTACGTAGAGATCCTCACATTCTATGGTGACATCTATGATAGTGTAAACGAAGAGTTCCATAAGAACCGTGTCATTACAGTCCTAGATCGTGCCTATGTAATGAGCAATGAGCAGAACCCTAACTGGCTAGGTACGTCCCCTGTGTTCCATGCAGGATGGAGAGAACGCCCTGACAACCTATATGCCATGGGACCACTGGACAATCTAGTAGGTATGCAGTATCGAATTGATCACCTAGAGAACCTCAAGGCTGATGTCTTTGATCAGATTGCCTATCCTATCCTTAAGATCCGTGGAGATGTAGAGGACTTCGACTTTGAACCAGCCTCTCGTATATACCTAGGTGAAGAAGGTGACGTAGGATACCTAGCCCCTGATGCCACAGCCCTAAATGCTGACTTCCAGATCCAGACCCTAGAGAACAAAATGGAGATGTTAGCTGGTGCTCCCCGTGAAGCCATGGGTATCCGTACAGCTGGCGAGAAGACAGCCTTTGAGGTCAACCAGCTTATGACAGCTGCTGGTCGTATCTTCCAGCACAAAACTGCTCACTTTGAACGTGTGTTCCTTGAGCCAATCCTTAATGCCATGCTAGAGGCTGCTCGCCGTAACATGGACTATGCTGACACAATCCGTGTCCTGAATGATGACACAGGTATTTTCTTCTTCGAAGAGATTACAAAAGAAGACATCAAGGGCAATGGTAAGATTGTTCCTATGGGTGCTCGTCACTTTGCTGAACGTGCTCAAAGGGTACAAAACCTGACACAACTCTATCAGATCAAAGCAGCTGACCCAACAGTAGGTGCCCACTTGTCAGGAAAAGAATTTGCTCGTATCTTAGCTGACGAGTTAGGGGAGCCTAAACTCTTTGCTGACAACATCACAGTGATTGAGCAAATGGATACTCAGAAGATTGCTACCGAAGCTCAGGTACAATTCGAAGAGGAACAACAGATCGCAATAGAAAGAGGATTGTAATATGCCATATATGAAGGGCAAGGTTAAACCTTACAAGAACACAACTAAAAAGCCAGCAGAGAAAAAGAAACCTATGGCTAAAAAGAAACCAATGAAGAAATAAATGAAATCTTACTGGTTTAAAGAATGTAAGACAAAAGAGGATAAGTTCGGTGTAAGACAAGCAGTCTTGTCAAACCGTGAAAGCCTTGACCGTCTTAAAGAAATACTTGAGCCTATGCTCAAGGAAGTAGTTCCTCAGGCTGATTATGACAGCCCATCATGGGCCTACAAACAAGCTGATCGTATCGGCTACAATAGAGCACTAACCCAAGTGCTTGACATTATCAACCTAGATAAGGAATAAAATTATGGTATTTACTGACAGTGCTGAAACCAAACAGCCAGAGCAGAGTTCAGAGGCTCAAGGACAAGAAACCCCATCACAGGAATCTTATCTGCAGAAACTCGTAGAGACAAAGGGAGAGAACTGGAAAGACCCTGAAGTGTTAGCTAAAGGCAAATTAGAAGCTGATGGCTACATTAAAAACCTTGAAGATCAACTTAGTCAAATGCGAGAGGATCTTAAGAAACAAGAATATCAGGCCCAGATACTTGATCAACTTCAGAATAAGGCCACTGAATCTACCGCAGTGAAACCTGAAGTGTCCAATAATAACGGTAGCACTACAGAGGGAAACACCAATCCGACTCTGAGTGAGGAAGACCTGAAGAGCCTTGTGGAACAGACACTCAATCAACGAGAGATAGATAGTACTGTAAGTAATAATCTTAAACTTGTTGACGAAGAGTTGGAGAAGAGCTACGGCACAGAAGCCCAAGCTAAGATCCAAGAGAAAGCACAAGAACTTGGTATGTCAATGGAACGTATCAAAGAAATTGCGGCTGAATCGCCTAATGCTTTCTTTGCTCTTATTGGTGAACCTAAGAAAACCTTTAGCCCTATGGTACAAGGTTCGGTTCGCACAGAGGGTGTCAACATGCAAGCCTCGGCAGAACGTGATTGGTCATATTACCAAAAGCTTCGTCGGGAAAATCGTAATCTCTACTATACGCCCAAAATACAACAACAGTTAATGGAAGACAAAAGTCGTTTGGGTAGTAAGTTTGGAATCTAAATAAAAGGAAAAGAAAATGTCTGGTATGAATACAGCCAATTCTACTCTCCTTACCCGTACCGAAGTCTGGTCTACGGAACTTAAGGAGATTTTACGTGATGAAATGCAAGCACAACGGTACGTCCGTATGCTTGAAGGTTTCCCAGATGGGAATACTTTTCACATTCCATCAATCGGTCAAGCACAGGTAGACAACTACGCAGAAGATACTTCCGTAGAATACCGTCCACTTGACACAGGTGAGTTCACTTTCACAGTCGATAAGTATCTGTCATCAGCTACTTACATGACTAAGAAAGCTGAGCAGGATACCTTCTACGCAAGTGAACTGATGAGCCGTTTTGTTCCTGAACAAGATCGTGCAATCATGGCTCACTTCGAAACAACCACTATGGCTGCTCCCGAAGCAGGTTTAGCTGACAATGATCAGTCTTTGGTTGACGGAGGAATCCACCGTTTCTCAGGCGGTAATGCAGGTAAAATCGAAGTCGAAGACTTTGCTTATGCTCGCATGAAGCTGAAGATGGCTAATGTACCTGATCAAGCAATGGTTGCTATTGTAGACCCATCAGTTGAGTTTACAATCAACACTTTGAGTGATCTTGCTGCTGTTACCAACAACCCTAAGTTTGAAGGTATCGTAAGCTCAGGTATTGCTACTGGTATGCGTTTCGTAGCTAACGTCTATGGTTTCGATGTATATACATCAAACTACTTGGCTGATGCAACAGACACTGCTCTGAAGGAACGTGACAATTCAACTACCAATGACTTCAGCTCAACAAACGGTAAAGTGAACTTGTTCTTCTCAGCTAATCCTACTGTGAATCCATTCGTGGGTGCATGGCGTCAACAGCCTGAGGTAGACTACGAGTATAACAAAGACTTCCAACGTCACGAGTTTGTAACTACTGCTCGTTATGGTGTTAAGTTGTACCGTCCTGAAAACATGGTTCGTGTTGTCACGACACCTACAGTATAAGGAGATACTAAATGTCTTACACTAACGCAGATGGCCTTTACATCCTCACTGATGGGGATCAAGGCGTAGCCAACCTAACTGGTGGTAACAACAACGGTGTTAAATTCTTGATGATTGACATCGATGATGCGACTACTATTGCTGCTACTGCTGCTGCTCCTGCTGCGAATGATGCATTCATTCCTTCAGGATCATACATCACTCGTGCAAGCTTGATTGTTTCGGATGCTTTTGCTGGTGCAACTGCTGCCCTTAACATCGGTCTGCAGACTGCTGCTGGTGCAGCTATTGCTGCTCAAGGTATCGATGCTGCTATCGCAGTAACTGCAATCGATGCTGATGGTGATGTTGTAGCTTGTGACGGTGCCTATGTAAACGGTGTTGTAACCGTAGGTGCTGCAGATGCTTATGTATCACTTGACTATGACACAGCTGCATTTACTGCAGGTGCTGCCAAATTGGTCATTGAGTACATCGAAGTATAAACTAATTGGTTGGGGGCTTCGGCCCCCTTCCTTCCACCTTAGGAGATTGCAATGGCAAACGTAAATCATAGTTCACTAACAGACCCTTACTTGCATGAACCTAAGGGTGTAGCAGCTGCTGCCTCAGGGGAGGTATATGTTGCTAATGGATCAGGATCAGGAGCTTGGACAGCTAAAGAAACCTTAGTTGGTGAGACTTTAAATGGTTATTTAGAAGATGTCTCTTCAGTAGAAACAGTTCACTTACCTATTCCTTTTGCTGGAACTATAAATAAAGTTGTAACAGTTCTTGAGAGTTCTATTTCATCATCTAATTCTACTGTTACAGTTAAGAATGCTGCAGGTTCATCTATGGGAACTTTGACAATAACTGCCTCAGGATCTGCTGCAGGTGATGTAGATACTTTAGTTCCTGTCTCAAACAATACAGTTACAGCCGATAGTTTCATTACTATTGAAAGTGATGGAGCATCCACTAACACAGCTAAACTACGTTTTGTAGTAGTATTGGATAGAACATAATGAGAAACACACTCCTTGAAATGGTTCAGTCTATTCTGAGTGACATGGACTCAGAGAATGTGAACTCCATTAGTGATTCAGTAGAAGCCCAACAAGTAGCCTCTGTCATTGAGGATACATTTTTTAATATTATTGCTGCTCGTGAAATACCTGAGCATAAGCAACTCCTAAAGCTGACAGCATTAGCTGACAGTACGAGACCTACTCATTTCCAATACCCAACAGATACTAAACAGTTAGAACGTGTATTCTATGACATAAGCACGACAGGAACTAACTACCGTGAGATTTACTTTGTAGAGCCTCTTGACTTCCTTAATAAAGTCAACGAGGATGGAAGTAATGTTACCTCTGTCTTAGATAAGAATGGTGGCACTAAGATCTTCATTAGAACTGATCGTGCTCCTAGTTACTACACAAGTTTCGATGACAACTATATTGTCTTTGATAGCTACGACTCATCAGTTGAGTCAACCTTACAGGAATCTAAAACTCGTGCATATGGAACTGTGTACCCTAGTTTTACTCAAGCAGATACCTTCCAGCCTGACCTAGATGACACAATGCTTCCTTATCTTTTAGCTGAAAGTAAGTCAGTATGTTTCTCTTTGTTCAAAGGTGGCAGTGATCCTAAGATCGAACAAGCCTCTCGTCGGTTGAAGTCATACGTACAGAATGACCAATTCAAAACTAAGAAGGCTAACACGAGAACCCACTACGGCAGAAACTAATGGTAGAATTTATAGAAAACACAGCAAAACAAACCTGTGTATGTAAAACTGACAAGCTTGCTACAGATATACACATAAGAAAATCTAATGATGGTTTTATTTTCTTTGAGTTCCACTTTGAAAAAGGCTTAGTTCCTAAGGAATTATCAGGTAAATACTCAAGTATCCCTAAAGCAAAACAGGCGATAACCCAGTATCTTAAAAATAAAAAACCTAGCAAAACTTTACGTAGAAGAGAATTTGCTGAGGATTTTGATAGACGCAAGAGAGAACGAGATGCCGCAAAGCTTAACTCAGAAGACAGTAAATAACTTTGTCAGAGGTCTCATAACTGAGGCGGCTGAACTTACATTCCCTGATGGAGCATCTGTAGATGAGTTAAACTGTGAATTAAATCGTGATGGTTCTAGGCGTAGACGTTTAGCTGTTGAACTTGAATCATCAAATGTTTTGTCATCCTTTACGATTACTGATGATGACTTAGTTCACACAGGTGAATGGTTAAACGTAGAGGGTGTAGCTGGTCAAAAGTTTCTTGTAGTTCAAGTAGGTAATACTCTTCATTTCTATAATAAATCTGAGGCACCTTACTCAGGCCAAGCTGTAGGTACTAGCATAGATCTTTCAGCTTACGAGTTCGCAGGATCTATAGGTGCTAATAATGCTAAGTGTCAATTCGCAAGTATTGATGGTGCTCTGATTGTAGCATCTGAAGCTATTGATACAATCTATATTACATGGGATGGTTCAGTATTTACCATAAGTACTATTGACTTTAAGACCCGTGACTTTGAATGGCAGGGTGACACAACAACTTATGATGAAGGAATAGCTAGTCCTTCTACTGAAAGAGAGTACGACACAGCTAATGCTGGCTGGGTAGGTGACAAAGGAAGTGCAGCCCTTACGGACTACGAAACAGCTAACTCAAAGTATCCAGCTTTAACACACCCTTGGTATGCAGGTAAAGATTCCAGTGGAGACTTCGATGCAGCTGAGTGGGATAAAGTTTTTGCTGGTACAAGTCTAACAGGCAATGGTCACTTCGTATTAGACTTCTTTGCTAAAGACAGAGCAACTGCTTCAGGTATCGCAGGGATTGCAACTGAGTTCGAACAAAGTAGATTTAAATCTGTCACAGCTTTCTCAGGTCGTATATTTTATGCTGGCTTAGACAGTGAGAAAAACTCAGGCACTATTCTCTTCTCTCGTCTGATTGAAGACAAGAATGAGTTAGGCGAATGTCACCAAAGGAATGACCCTACAGCTGAATATTTGTCAGACCTTTTAGATACCGATGGTGGTGTCATAAGAATCCCTGAGGCTGTAGGCATTAAACTTCTTTACACCTACCAGACAAGTCTCTTTATATTTGCTGAGAATGGCGTATGGCAGATCAATGGTGTAGACGGAGTATTTAGAGCAACTGAATTTTCTATTTCTCGTGTGTCCGATACAGGTATTGAGAACCCTCAGTCTTTCGTAGCAGCTGAGGGTGTTCCTTTTTGGTGGTCACGTTTCGGTATTTATACTCTTAAGTTCGATGATGTATCAGGTAGAGCTACAGATCAGAACATTACTCTACCTACAATTCAGACTTTCTGGGATGCTATTCCTACAGCTGACAAGCTAAAAGTCACAGCTTTATATGATGACATAAACAAAAGGATTTACTGGGGTTATCCTAATTCAAATGAGACAGTCGAGTCTAAGATTAATAACTTCTTAATCCTTGATCTTCAACTACAAGCTTTCTTCCCTTGGAAAGTCAATGACCAAACCTCAAGTACAAGTAGTATTGTAGGACTAGCTTTCTACTCTGGCTATGGGGCTGACACAGTAACCTTCGATGTCATCACTTCAGTAGGCGATGATGTTGTCACATCTGCAGGAGATGATGTCGTCTCAGCAGAAGTATCATCCTTTGCTACAGGAGACCCAGCTATTGTTCTCCTTATTCGTGATGGAGCCACAAATAAATTAACCATGGGTGGTTTCTCAGGTAATACTTTCTTAGACTGGGGTGACACAAACTATACATCCTTTGCTGAGACAGGCTATGACTTCATAGGTGATTTAGTCTTAAAGAAGAATGCACCTTATCTTGTTGTTTACTCTCGTTTGACAGAAGAAGGGTTTACAGGATCAGAAGCTACAGGTTACGAGTTAATCCGTCCGTCTTCTCTTCTTGTGTCAACAGCATGGGACTTCAAGACAACATTCAATGCTAGTCAACAGTGTTATCGTTTCAAGTACCCGTTGGTTCCTGATCCTTCAGATTTGTCAACGATTAACTATCCTGAGACAGTAATGACTACAAGACTTAAAATCAGAGGTCACGGTAGATCTATGAGAATGAGATACGAAAGTGAACAAGGCAAGGATTTCCTTTTGTTAGGCTGGGGTATCATCCAAGGTAGGAATAATAGATATTAATGACAGATTATATTATACGTGATGCAACCGAACAAGACGTATTAGACATTGTTTTATCTGTAAAGCAATTCTGTAAGGAAGTTCCACACCCAGCTTGGGATAAGTTCGATAGCAATAAAGTTAATGAATTAGTTTCTCAGCTATGCCAAATTGACCAAGGGTTTGTCAAAATAGTTGAGCATGACAATGAAATAGTAGGTTCTCTCATAGCTGTAATATCTAGTGTACCTATTAATTCATTAGTCTTTGCACAAGAATTAATGTTTTGGCTAGACCCTGAGCATAGGAATGGAAAAACATCAATGAAACTTATAGATTCTTATGTGGAGTGGTCAGAGAAAATGGGCTGTAACTTTATTAGATTATCTGAATTAGACAATATACTAGGAAGCAAAGCTGGTACTCTTTTTAAGAGAAAAGGTTTTATTCCTGTTGAAACAGCTTATGTGAAGGAAATATAAGATGGCA